TCATAAATGATAAATTGGTTAGCAATTTTATTGCCATTGTTTGAAGTCATATTTTGAACTTTCATTTTTACCCCTTTATATTAAGATTAATGTTATTAACATAAGTTAATTATATGCATATTTAACTAAAGTTTACAAGTATTATTTTAACTATATGCTATAATTTATTAATAAATTGGTGAAACTATGCAGAAAACAAGACTTTCAGAGAAAGAAGAAAATTTTATAAACTATATATTGCAAGGGTTAAAAACACCTGATGCAGTAAGAAAAGCATATCCAGAATGTAAATATCCTAGTCAATATGGATATCAGTTATTAAGAAAGAATTATATAAAAGATCAGATTCAACAAAGAAACTTTCAACAACTTGAATCTGGGGTAAGTATTGCAATAAATAAGCTAATAGAATTAGTAAACGATAAGAAAGCACCTAAATCAGTTCAACTTTCTGCAAGTTGCCAATTATTAGATAGGAATAACTATTCAGGAACAAGTAAATCTGAGATAATAAACAAGATAGAAAACTTAAGCGAAGAACAATTACAGTTAGAACTTACTAATATATTAAATCAGTTAGGTATTAATAAAGAATCAATAACACATTAATCAAATGATAACATATATACTAGTATCAATAGCACTTCATATCATCTTTTAATCTTGAGATAACTGAAATAATGGTTTCACACCCACACACACCACCACAAGGCCAAATTTAATTAAAAATGGCTGTAATAGGCAGAAATAAAGGGGTTTAGGCAAAAAAAATGACCCCCTACCCCCCAAAATGCCGAAGTGTTGCTATATATATGGATTCTTGTACACAGCGAAGGGAATATTTAGATATTAACTTTTGTTAATTACTTGTACATAGGTTAATTATGTGGTAGATATAGGTATGGCTGACAAGGCATGGAAGCAAAGAGAACGACAGGTAGCTGCCTATTTTGGTGGTCAGAGGACACCATTGAGTGGTGGTAATGGCAAGATTACTAGGGCAGATGTAATTCACGACAAATTATTTATTGAATGTAAGCTCAGAAAGAAGCATACTGTAATAACATTATGGGATGACACAAATGCTATGGCAAAGAAAGAGGGTAAGACCCCTGTTGTAGCTTTGTGTGAAAAGGGTAGGGCAGGGTTTTGGATAATGGTTCATAGTGATGATCTTGATAAATTAAAAAATAAATCAGGGTATTGGCAACTTACCCCTACTTGGGAATGATAGAATGGATAGCCAGCATAACAGCAATAGTATCGGTATGGTTGTATGGTAATGGGTGGAAATATGCAGGGTACTTTGGTTTGGTTAGTCAATTTTTTTGGTGGTGGTTTTCGTATATATATGATTTAACATCTATGTATGTATTGTGTGGATTTATGACAGCAACTCATGTAAGAAATATTATAAGGATGAAAAAATGAAGTGTTTAAATTGTGGTGAAGAAATGTATTGGAGTGGAGATCATGATGAAGAAGATGATAGTGAATATCTTATATGTTCTAATTACAGTTGTTATAAATGTGAGTCAGTAATGTTATTTTATACTAAACGAGATGAACGACCTAGCTAGAGCATTAGAAATAGCCAAAGAGTTGGAATTTCGGAAAAAGACTAATCAGATGGCACAGTATAAGCCATATGAGTATCAAAAGAAATTTCATAATAGTAAAGCTACCCAACGATTATTAATGGCAGGTAATAGGGTAGGTAAATCGTTTTGTGGTGCTATGGAGATGGCATATCATTGTACAGGGTTATATCCAGAATGGTGGGAAGGTAGAAAGTTTGATAGACCTGTAAGATGTTGGGTTGGTGGTGTATCTAATGAAACGACTAGAGATGTATGTCAAAAAGAACTTGTAGGACAACCAGATGACCCTAGTGCTAAAGGTACAGGTAGTATACCTTTAAAACTTATTGGTGAAACAGTAAGAAAACCCGGAGTTCCCAATGCTATGAATAGTGTAGTTATACGACATAAGAGTGGAGGATATTCTCGTATAGGGTTTAAGGCATATGAGATGGGTAAAGAAAAATGGATGGGTGAGTCATTAGATGTTATTTGGTTAGATGAAGAACCACCACAATCTATATATTCACAAGCACTAACCAGAACTGCTGATAAGGGTGGTATTGTGTATATGACATTTACACCAGAGCAAGGTATGACCGAAACAGTAGCACAGTTTGTAAATAATTTAAAAACAGGACAAGACCTAATACAAGCGACTTGGGATGATGCACCACACATGACTAAAGAAGTTAGAGAGCAAATCTTACAAGCATTACCACCCCATGAACGAAAAATGAGAGAAAAAGGAATACCACAATTAGGTTCTGGATTGGTATTCCCAATTAATGAAGAAGACATTTTATGTGAGCCATTTGATATACCAGATTACTATCCAAAGATATGTGGTATAGATTTTGGTTGGGATCACCCTACAGCTTGTGCATGGATAGCATGGGATAGAGATAGTGATATTGTATATATGTATGATGGGTATAGTATGCGACAAGAAACAGTACCTGTTCATGCATCAGCAATAAAAGCAAGAGGGAAGTGGATTCCTGTTATATATCCTATGGATGGTAGACAAGCTGATAAGGGTAGTGGTAAAAGTCTAGCTATGCAATATAGAGATGAAGGTGTTAATTTATTACGAGAGCATTTTACTAATCCACCACAAAATGGTATGAAAGAAGGTACAGGTGGTATAAGTGTAGAAGCAGGAGTAATGGAAATGTTGACACGATTTCAAACAAAAAGGTTGAAAATATTTAGTAATCAAAGTAAGATACTAGAAGAAATTAGGTTGTATCACAGGAAGAATGGTAAGATAATTCCTATGAATGATGACATAATATCTGCTTTACGATATGCAGTAATGTCATTGCGAAAGGCAAGAACAAGGAATACCGAACCTATGCAGATACAATCTGATTCTAATTTTAATTTATTTGCAAGGAGTATATAATGGCATATGGAAAAGGTAAAATGTTGACTAAAAAACAAAAAACATTACCTAAAAAATTACAAAGTAAAATTATGAAATCTAAAATGAAAAAGAAAAAATAATGGGTAAAGGACAAAAACATTATTTTCGTAATGGAAAAGAGTGGAAAGGGTCTACTCATAAAATGCCAAATGGAAAATTGCATTCAGGTAAAAATCATACAAAAACAAGTAAACCACTATTTCATTTTAAAGACTTGTCTAATACAGCAAAGAAAGCAGCAAAATCATGAAAAAAGGTATGCATAAAACTAAATCTGGTAAAATGGCTAAAAAAGGTCTTTACTATAATATTAACAAAAGAAAGAAAGCTGGAACTTCAAGAACTAAAAAAAAGTCAACTATTAGTTCTAAAGCATATGCAAATATGAAAAAAGGTTTTCCAAAAAAGAAGGGGTAAGCTATGGGATTTTTTTCAAGACCAAGTCCTCCACCTCCACCTCCTCCTCCTCCTCCTGCACCAGAACCAGAAAAAAAAGAAAGTAAGGATGCAAGAGAAAGAAGATTAAGAGGTAGAGTTAGAGGTATGGGTTATGGACAAGGTACTACATTAGGTGGTGGTGAAGAAACAGCTTCTGTTGCTAAAACTATTCTTGGTCAATAGTGATTGAGGTAAGAACAACAGAACCATACCGAAATGAAGTTCTTAGATTTGTTACCCCAAGAGCTAATCTGCAAGGAGTAAATAAGGATTTTGCATTTTTTGGATATTATAAAAATGATGAAATTAAAGGAGGTACAATTTTTTCTCATTATGATGGTCATAATATTTGGATGCATTTAGCATTAGATGACCCAAGAATAATGAGAAGGACTTTTGCAAAACAAGTATTTGAGTATTGCTTTTATACCTGTAAATGTGTTAGAGTAACTGCAATGACTAAAATTAATAATGTAAGATGTATAAAATTAATTGAATCGGCAGGATTTAAACAAGAAGGTAGAATAAGAAAAATAATAAAAGATGGATTACGATATTATGATGCTTTTGTGTTTGGATTGTTAAGAAAAGATTGTAAATATTTATAGGAGGTATTATGGGTGGTGCACCAACTAATGTAAGAAATAAAGGAATAGCTAGATCAGGTGGTAAGTTTGGCAAGAGAGTCGTTAAACCTCCTGCAGTTCCAAGACCCAAAAAAAAAGCAATGACTCCCACAGCACAGCCAAGTCAACGAACTCAACAAGTAAAGGCAACTTTAAGTGGGGAAGATGGTAACACTAAATCAAAATTAGGAGGATAATATGGGTGGAGGAATGAAAGCACCAAGTATGCCACAACCACAACCAATGCCAGAAATTGATGATAAGGTTGCAGAATCTGAAGCTAAACTAGAAGCTGAAAGACAAAGACTTATAGCATTAGGCAAACAAGGTTCATATGGTACATTATTAACATCTGGTACAGGAGTTCAGGAAGAAGCTCCTACTGCTAAAACAGTTTTAGGTGGTACTGCACCAACAAATAGAATAACTTAATGGCAAATTTTGAATACATAAAAAAAAGACTTGCACAATTAGAAAGTCATAGAGGAACATGGGAAGAACATTGGCAAGATATTCTTGATTATGTAATGCCCAGAAAAGCTGAAGTAGTATCTAAAAGAGAAAAAGGGGAAAAAAGAACAGAAGTATTATTTGATTCTACAGCTATAACTGCAAATAATTTATTAGCTGCAAGTTTGCATGGCACATTAACATCACCATCATTACAATGGTTTCATTTAAAATTAAGAAGTGCTGAATTAAATCAAAACAGAGATGTACAATTATGGTTAGAAAATTCTGCAAAACGAATGTATGACCTATTTAACGAATCTAATTTTAATACAGAAGTACATGAGTTATATCTTGATTTATGTTCTATAGGTACAGGTGCATTATTTGTAGAAGAAAGTAAAAAAGGTTTTGCTGAAGGTGGTATTCATTTTAATACATTACACATTAAAGAATTTTATATTAAAGAAAACAATGATGGTAGAATAGATACAGTATATCGTAAATATAATTTAACAGCACGACAAGCTATACAAGAGTTTGGTGAAAAAAATGTTGGTGAAAAAATTAAAGAAGCAGCAAAAGATAAACCAGATAAAGAATTTACATTTATACATGCAGTAGAACCTACTGAAGATTATGAACGAGCAATGGGTAAGGTAAAAACTAAATTACCTTTTTATTCTTGTCATGTATGTGTAGAAGATAAGATGACAGTAAGAGAGGGTGGTTATAATGAGTTTCCATACCTTGTACCTAGATGGGCAAAAGCAACAGGTGAAATATATGGTAGATCACCAAGTTATAATGCATTACCAGATATTAAAACATTAAACAAAGCTGTAGAGATAGGATTAAAAGCATGGGCAAAAGCTATTGACCCACCATTACTTGTAACAGATGATGGTGTTATTGGTAGAGTTAGAATGACACCTGCAGGTATAACTGTTGTAAGAAATGAAGGTAGTGTAAGACCATTACCTATTGGTAGTAATTGGCAGATAACAGATATGAAAGAAAACCAATTACGAACTGCAATACGACAAGCATATTATTCTGACCAACTACAATTACAACAAGGTCCTCAGATGACAGCTACAGAGGTACAAGTTAGATATGAATTAATGCAAAGATTATTAGGACCAACATTAGGTAGATTTCAAAGTGAGTTTCTTAATCCATTAATTGAAAGAGTATTTGGTATTATGTTAAGAGCAGAAGCATTAATACCTGCACCAGAAGTAATACAAGGTCAAACAGTAGATGTAGAATATGTAGGACCATTAGCTAGATCACAAAGAATGGAAGAATCTATTGCTATTGATAGATTGTATGCATTAGCAATGCAAGTAGGACAGATAGACCCAAGTATTATGGATAATATAAATCATGATCTTGCTATTAGAACTAGAGCAAATTTATTAGGTGTTCCTAAAACTGTATTAAGAGGTGTTGAGGAAGTTGCAGAAATGAGAGAAATGAGGGCACAACAACAGCAACAAGCACAAGAAATGGCTATGCAACAACAACAAGCACAAACAGCATTAACACAAAATCAAGCTATTAAAGAGTTAGGTACACCAGAAGCACAACAAGGTGCAGAACAAGTAGAAGAATCGGCAAGAGCCATTGGTCTAGTTGAATAATGGAACTAAAAGAATTACAAAAAATGTACAGAATTACTTTTGACTCTGGAGAAGGGAAGGAAGTATTAGCAGATTTAAAATCTGCTTATTATCATAGGACTTCGTTTGGCAAAGACCCTTATGAAACAGCATATAAGGAAGGTCAGCGATCTGTCTTAATACGAATAATCAATCTATTAAAGGAGCAAAAAAATGATTGAAGAAACGACCACAACAGAAGGTAACCCTGTAGAACAAACTGTAGACGATAATACAGTTCTAGGGTCTACTGTAAGTGATAATCAAGATTGGAGATCAAACTTACCAGAAGACTTAAAAAACGATCCTACATTATCTAATTTTAAAGATGTAGAATCATTAGCTAAAACAGTAGTACATCAACAAAAAGTATTAGGAAGTAGAATACCTATACCTAAAACTGATGAAGAAAGAATGGAAGTCTATAATAAATTAGGTAGACCAGAAGCTGCTGATAAATATGAAGTAAATGTACCAGAAGATTATTCTGCATATTTTACTCAAGACCAAATAAGTCAATTTAAAAATGTAGCTCATCAAATGGGTTTAAATCAACAACAAGTAGAAGGTCTTGTTAATTATCAAATGGAATCTATAAAGAATCAAGGAGATATGTATGCATCACAAGTAGATGTACAAAGACAAGAATCAGAAACTATGCTTAAAAAAGAATGGGGTTATGATTATGATAGTCAAATCCGTAATGCAAAAAGAGCAATAGATGTCTATGGAGATAGTGAAATAAAAGAGTTAATGAATACAGAAGCAGGTAATCATCCTGCTGTTATTCGTTTATTTGCTAGATTAGGTAAAGATATTACTGAAGATATGGCACAAAACACTCAAAATAATAGTTTAGCTACTTCACCATTAGATGCAAAACAAGAGATACAGGACACTTTTAATAACCCAGATCATCCTTATCACAATCCTAGACATAAGGATCATCAACCATCTGTTGAAAGAATGCGACAGTTACATGAAAAAGTGTATGGTAATTCTTAAAAAAGTATGATATTATTTTTATGTATGTATTGCCCTTATGGATAACAGTACATAAAGTCTAACGACTATAAACGAGGTTTCCCTTTTTAGGACAAAAACTGCATAAACAATAATATTAATTTTTATAAGGAGAACTATAATGAGTGTTCAAATTACTACAGCTTTTGTAGAACAATATAAAAGCAATGTATTCCATTTGGCACAACAGAAAGGTTCAAGATTAAGAGATGCAGTTAGAACTGAAACTGTTACAGGAAAATCACATTTTTTTGAAAGAATTGGTGATACTGCAGCACTTAAAAGAACATCAAGACATAGTGATACACCTAGAGTAGATACCCCTCACTCTAGAAGAAAAGTTACTATGGATGATTATGATTGGGCTGATCTGATTGACCAAGAGGACAAAGTTAGAATGTTAATCTCTCCACAATCTGAGTATGCAATGAGTGGTGCTTGGGCTATGGGTAGAGCAATGGATGATGCAATTATTTCTGCAGCTAGTGGAAATGCTTTTGGTGGTGTATCTGGTGGTACAACTGTAGCATTACCTTCTGGACAGAAAATTGTTCATGCTTCTGCTGGATTAACACTAACAAAATTAATTAGTGCTAAAGAAGTTTTAGATGCTGCTGATACTGACCCAGACGAGCCAAGATATATGGTTGTGTCTGCAAAACAGTTAAGCGACCTTTTAGGTAGCACAACTATTACTTCAGCAGATTTTAATTCTGTTAAAGCATTAGTACAAGGTGAGTTAGATACTTTCTTAGGATTTAACTTTATTAGAAGTGAGCGACTTGAAACTGATTCAAACAGCGATAGATTAGTTTTAGGTTTTTGTCAATCTGCAATAGGTCTTGCACTTGGTAGAGATATTGAAACAAGAATCTCTGAAAGAGCTGATAAGAACTATGCAACACAAGTATTCCTGTCAATGACTATCGGAGCTACTAGAGTAGAAGACGAAAAAGTTGTACAGATTGCTTGTCAAGAGTCATAGGAGGTAAATCATGGCAACAGCTAAATCTGTAGAAATTACAAACTTAGATGCATCTCCTAGAGTCATTTCCGAAGTCGGAAGTGTTCATGGCAAGATGAGAGTATTTGCTGATACTATTGCAGCAGGTACAGGTGATATTGATAATGATGATGTAATTATGATGGCAGAAATTCCATCTAATGCTAAAGTTATGTCAATTAAACTTTACAATGATGACCTTGATTCAAATGGTTCACCAACATTAGCAGCTAATGTAGGTTTATACAATGGAGCTACTAAGTATACTATTGGTGGAACTGAAACAGCAGCAGAAGCAGTTATTGATGAAGATTGTTATGCAACAGCTATAACAACTTTACAAGCAGCTAATACTGCAGGTGTTGAAGTTGCATTTGAAGCAAGAAATGTCAATGCAATAGCTAATCATGCATGGGAAGATGGTGGTCTTTCAGAAGACCCTAAAGTACCTTTAAGAATTGCCTTAACAATGTCTAATGTTGCAGCAACAGCAGCAGCAGGTGATATTACTATGGTAGTTACTTATGTAACTGATTAGAAACAATAGACTTAACAATTTGGGGGTTTGCAAATGACCCCCTTTTTGTTATATTAGGAGTATTATGGCAACAGAAGTATCAATATGTTCAAATGCTCTAAGGAGATTGGGTGATAGTCCTATTACCTCATTAACAGAAGATAGTGAAAGAGCAAGATTGTGTAATGCATTTTATGAACCATCAAGAGATGCAGTATTAAGATCACATACATGGAATTTTGCAATAACAAGAGCTAGTTTAGCTAAATTATCTGATGCTCCTGCATTTGAGTATGCAAATCAATTTGCATTACCAACTGATCCATTTTGTTTACGAGTGTTAAAAATGGAGTTTGAAGATTATGAATTTAAAATAGAAAATTTAGCAGGACAAGGTAGAGTTTTATTAACAGATGAAGGCACAGCTAATATTATATATATAGCAAGAATTACTGATCCTAGTTTATTTGATTCTATGTTTGTAGATGTATTAACATCTAAACTAACTGTAGATTTAGCATATCCAATAACAAATAGCACAACATTACAGGCACAAATGCAAAAAATATACGAAAGAAAATTATCCGAAGCTAGAAGTTTGGATAGCACAGAAGGGTCAACTGATAGTCTTATATCAAATGTATTTACTGATTTTAGAGCACCCTAATGGCAAGAGTACATCCATTCCAAACAAATTTTACATCTGGAGAAATTTCACCTAAATTATTTGGTCAAGTAGATTTTAAAAAATATAATAATGCAGTTGAAACTATGGAGAATATGACAGTATTCCCACAAGGTGGAGCAGAAAGAAGATATGGTTCACGATTTGTATGTGAAGTAAAAAATTCTGCGAATACTACAAGACTTGTACCTTTTGAATTTAATATAGAGCAATCGTACATATTAGAGTTTGGAGATCAATATATACGATTTTATAAAGATAATGGACAAATTACAGAAGCAACTAAAACTATTACAGGTATTACGAAAGCAAATCCAGCAGTAGTTACAGCAGCTTCACATGGATATTCTAATGGAGATCATGTATGGATTAATGATGTAGTTGGTATGACCGAAGTTAATGCTAGAAGATATACTGTTGCCAATAAAACTACAAATACTTTTGAGTTATCTGGTATAGATTCTAGTAATTATACAACTTATACTTCTGGAGGTACAGCAGCTAAAGTATATGAAATAGCAACAGAATATACATCAGCACAATTAGCAGAATTACAATTTGCACAATCTGCAGATGTTATGTATATAGTACATCCTTCACATGAGCCAACTAAATTAACAAGAACAGGGCATACAAGTTGGAGCATTACAGATGTGGATTTTGAAAAAGGACCATATTTAGACCAAAATACAACTGACACAACATTATCATCTAGTGCAACAACTGTAGGTACAGGAAGAACATTAACTGCAAGTGATGATTTATTTGCAAGTACAGATGTAGGTAGATTATTTAAATTAGGTAATGGACACGGAAAAATTACAGGATTTACAAGTGCAACACAAGTAACAGTAGAAGTATTGGTTGCATTAACAAGTAATGGTTCAAAAACTTGGTCATTAGGTGCATATTCTAATACAACAGGATTTCCAAGAGCAGTTAGTTTTTTTGAGCAACGATTAGTATTTGCAGGATCAACAAGTTATCCACAAACAATATGGGGATCACAATCTGGATTATATGAAAATTTTGATGAAGGTGATGCAGAAGCTGCAGATGCATTTATATATACAATAGCAGCAAATAAAGTTAATACAATCAGATGGTTAGCACCATCTAAAGATTTAATTGTAGGTACAGCAGGGTCAGAATATAAAGTAGGTAGACCAACAGGTGAGCCATTAAAACCAGATAATATTAATATTGCACAACAAACAACTTATGGTGTATATCCTGCACGACCAATACAAATTGGTAATGTTATTTTATTTATACAAAGACAACAAAAAAAAGTTAGAGAATTTTATTATAAGTTTGAAGATGATGCTTATTCTGCACCAGATATGACAATTTTATCTGAACACATAACAGGTGATGGTATTACAGAGGTAGATTATGCACAAGAACCAGATTCTATATATTGGGCAATACGAGATGATGGTGTGTTGTTAGGTATGACTTATCAAAGAGAAGAAAATGTTGTTGCTTGGCACAGACATATAATTGGTGGTAAGACAGGTTCAGCAACAGTTACAGTTACAGATTATGCAAACATACCTGTAGGTAGTCGTATTATATTAACAAAGTCAGATGGAACAACTGTAACATTTACATCAGAAACATCTGGAGCATCTGCACCATCAGAAACAAATGGATGGCGACCTAATACAAATAATGATACAACTGCTGATAATATTTATACAGCAATAAATGCTCATGCAGATTTTACAGTAGCTAATCCTGCTGCAAATGTTGTAACTATTACAGAAACAAATCCACAATCTACAGGTGTTTTAACAGTAGAAACAACAGATGCAACAAGACTTGCAGCTACAAGTCAAACACATTCTAAAGCAAAAAGTGTAGCTAGTATTCCAGAAGGTGGAGAAGATCAAGTGTGGTTAATAGTAGAACGAGTTATAAATGGCTCAACAGTACAATATGTAGAGTATCTTGATTCTACTTCTAATATGGACAGTTATTTAACAGGTACAGTAAATTCATCATCTACAAGTGTTACATCATTAGATCATTTAGAAGGAGAAAAAGTCCAGATATTAATAGGAGATGCAGTATATCCACCTCAAACAGTAACAAATGGTGCAGTTACAGTAGACATACCAAGTGAGTTATCTACAAAAACAATAGATGTAGGATTAGGTTATATTAGTACATTAAAAACATTAAAACCAGAATTTGGTGGTCAAGCAGGTACTTCACAGGGAAGAAAAAAAAGATATAATGAAGTTATGGTAAGATTTTTAAATACAGTAGGTGCAACAATAAATGATGACCAATTACCATTTAGATCATCTGCAACACCTATGGGTCAGAATATACCAGAGTTTACAGGAGATAAACGAGTAACAAATTTAGGATGGGATAGAGATGGGCAAATTACTGTCAAACAAACTCAACCCCTTCCTATGATAATATTAGGAATAACAGGAACACTTTTAACTGTGGATTAGATTATGATAGGATTAGCATTAGCACCAGCATTTGCATCAGCAGCAGCAAAAACAACTATTTTTACATTTGCTAATTTTGCGACAGCATTAAGTGTTGGTAGTACAATATTAGGCACTTTAGCTCAAGCTCAACAATCAAGAAGAAATGCAGAAAATTTAAGAACAGCAGCTTTATGGGATAAACAAAGAAAAGATATACAAAGAAAACAAGAAATTGTTAGAGCAAATAATGCAGCTAGAAAATTAATGTCTGAAAAAAGAGCTTCTATAGGTGCAAGAGGAGTAAAATTAGCAACAGGAAGTACATTATTAGATACACAAAATGTGTTAGATGAATTAGCAGATGCACAATATTGGATAGAAAAAAATTATACATCTAGTTTAATGGCAACAGATGCAGAATTAGCAGCATCATTACATAAAGAAAGTTATGCA